GCATCTTTACCCCTTATGCGTACTTGGTTTGTGTTTCAAGAACTGTGTATGTAGCTGAAGCAGTTTTGATAATAGTAAATACGTAAGCATCAATTGCGCTGGCATTGCCTGCGCTAATTGCTGATGTTACTTTTGGAGTAACTGTAGTTCCGTCAATCTGAATTACGTTTGGATAGTAAGCGGTTGCGCCGTTGGTGTTAAGCCAAACAAGCGTGATTGAACTGCCAATTGCTAGTGATGTATTAAGAGAAGTTCCGCTACTGTATCTAAAATTAAGCGTATGGTTTGCTGTGGCATTTGAGGTGTAGTACCAGACAGATGCGGTAGATACATCAAAGTTAATAGTGCCAGTTGCAGCCGACGCCACAACGTTAATATTTTCTTCCATACCTTTAACTACCGCATCTGAAACAGTAGGATCAGTTATTGCTGGTGCAGTTAAAGTTTTGCCACTTAATGTTTGGGTATCTGTAGTACCTACGATTGCCCCTGTTACGCCATGCGCACCAGTGGTTGAATTAAGGTGAGCTTGCATTTCAGTCATGTCCTGCGCTGTAAGCACGTGGCGTACAACTGCTCCTACATTGTGAGCTACTGCCGTTGTGCCGTTGAAGCCACGTGATACTGTAAGGCTAAGGCCAGCAATACCAGTTACTGAAACAAGTTCTTCAAAAGAAGTACCGTAATCAATGGCCAATACAAATGGGTATGAACTTGGAAAGCCAGTAACAGCACCAACAATCAACGTTGTAGTTGACAGAGTAGCCGAAGCCGTAAGTGCAGTATCCTGTGCAATTGCGCTGTAGTATCTATTGATCGCCATTTATTATTCCTATCGGCTGTAGTGTGTGCGGGGTGGGTACATCTCTTGCTGGCGACGAACTTCGACCTGCAAGCGTTGCTGGTATAACTGGTAGAAATAGCGAGATATATTGGCAGCAGATCCAATAGGATCTTGTTGCTGCATTGAGTCTGCTTCAGCAGTTGCTGCTGGGATGCGACCAAGGTCAAGGTATGAAGCGGTACGGAAAGCTGCACCTAATTCAATAACTTCACGTGCTGATTCTGGCAAGCCAGTTAAAGTAAAGTCATCAGTATCGTATTGAAGTTGAGATGGCTTCTTGGTGTAAGTAGCCATGACAGTACGCCCAGGAATGATTCCATCTGAGATGGAAATAGTTTTACCTGAATTCCAGGAAATTGGATTAGCCATACGATCTACGCGATAGTGGCGGATTGGTAACCATTCTAAAGATGGCCCAATGGTTTGCCACGAAAGACCTAGAATATCAATTGCCTCTTGAGGTAATTGGTAGGTTGTACGAGCTGCGATAAACGGAAAGGTTGTGTAGTAAACGCCAAACAGGTCTGGGTAGATAGCATCAATAGCCATGTTTACATTCTTGCGAATGACTGAACGTGGGAATGATGGGCTAATAGTTACGCGTGAACCAGAAGCATGGCTTGCAGCATCTGTGTTGCGAAAGCCGCGACCATACGGAGCGACAGTTGCTATGTTAGTTGTGCGGTTGAACGAGTCAACCCAGATTAACTCATCGTCAATCTCAACTAAACCACGACTTAATACTGTTCCATCTGCCACCTGAAATGTCAGGTCAGTAGATGACATAGCAGCTAACGAATAAGTTGCTTGATCTTGGCGAGATGTATAGCCCGTAAGGGCCAATGCTGTCTCATCAATAACGTCTCTAAATAATGTCACGATGTAATCCTCGCTGCCGCTTCGTTGATTCCTAATCCTTTGGTTCCAGCAAGTGCGTTAAGCACTCCCTGTAAATCAAGTTTTAGATTGTTTCCGCTGTTGCGGCTTGCGTATAAAGTATTAAGTGCGCCAGGGATGGCAAAACCTTTAGTACCAGCCCAAATGTTTGCAGCACCCTGAGCATCAAGGGTGGGTACACCGTTGGACAAAGTTCCAGCTAGACGATTGAGGTGATATGTATAGGTTAAGCCATCTCCAGCAGCCATTACTTAGTTCCGCCTACGCCTTCGTATTCACCGTAAGGTGACTTGGTTGGCTTGCCAGTTAATTTATCTGACGTGCTGCCAATGGCAGTCTTGTTACATCCACATTCTACGCACATGATTATTTCCCCTTGACTTTCTTCAGGTTTGGATTGGCTTTCTTTGCAGCAGGTGAAGCCTTGCGAGTGGCAGATGCAAGGATGGCACCAGCACGTTCCATGCTGACACCTGACTTCTTCGCAATACTGGATTGAGCCTTTGCGAAGCCCATTCCTTTTTTTGCTGTTGCCATTATTTCTTCTTCTTTAGCATTGACATACCTTTAGCAACTTCTCTTTTAACTTCAGCCTTTGACTCTGGCTTCTTTAATTCTGCTTTTTTTGTAGCCTTAGGCTCAGTCTTTTCGTAAGCTGCATAAGCAGCCTTTTTTGTTATCTTTTTCATTGCGGCCATTATATTGCTCCAGTTTCTTTCATTACTTTGGCGGTGCGCCTAGTAATTCTCTTTGCGTCAGGCATCGTGCCTGCGTCAAATGCAACGCCAAGTTTCTGGCTTGCTTCCTTTGCTTCGTTAATCTTGCTCATGGTTGTGCCAGCAGGTTGGATGCCTTGCGATCTAGCATCTCGATAGGCTGCTAGTTCGCCGTCCCATTTCTTAGCGGACATTTTCCTATCGCCAGTGGCATCTCCTGCATTAATACCAATGTTTGCATCTAGCAAACAATCTGAATAAGTCTCATGGTCTTGCGTGGCACAGCCACTACGACAGTTGCTCATTTATTCCTCTTTAGAAAGTCTTTGGTAAATTCCAGGTTACGCTTGATGCGATCTTTTTCAGCGCCAGTTGGTACGCCTATAAGAGCAGCTTCCGTAAATGTTTTAGATTCTTGATATAGACCCAGGTTATACGCACTAACACCTGCAAGGTCATATGCTTTCCAATCCCAGATTGCTGCTTCATAGCAGTAATGGACTGAGCGTGGACATTCAATTGCGTTGATTGAAGCACTCAAACAAACAGACCAATCACGCCGCCTGTAAGCATCTATTGCTACGCCATACCAAGGTTCACCCTCAGTAGGTAATATCTCTGCGCCTTTAGCAAACCATTTGGTTGCTTCTTCAGCTTGGCCTAGATGATGTGCAGCCTCGCCTAGCCACTTACAAGTGGCGGCTTGCTCTACATTCCAACCATCTAGCTCTAAAGTTCTTTGACCTGCTTTAAGCACATCTTCCCATCGCTGATGGAAATAGTATTCTCTAGTCATGTATGTCCACATGCGTGGATCATCTGGCGATTCTTTTACGCACATCTCAAGCATGTCAATATACTGACCGCGAGATTTAGTTTGATCTGGCACATGCTTTATGGAAGCATCAACCATACAGAACTTGGCTGTTTCACCACCATAGAAAATTGGCACCTCATGGCAGGCATACTTCCAATGCCAACCCCACCTGGAATGCAATCTATCCTTTTGCCAAACACTCCCAGTGTCAAAATTTATCCAGCCATGATCTGAACCTTCAACCCATTGCTTGCGGGTCTTATCAAAGAACTTAGGCTCAGGTACTTCATCCAGATCCAGGATTAAACAAACGTCCGTATCTTCTGGTACCAGACTGAGCGCAGCGTTACGAGCCACGTCAAAGCGCCAAGGGCGTACACGAATGTCATGGACAGTAACGCCCATTTCCCGTAGCTTCTCTTGTGTGCCATCTGTGCTTCCCGTATCTGCAACTATGCGATAGTCCGCGCCTTCGGTTGCCTTTGCCCATCTTTCAACATGGAGAATTTCATTTAATGCTATTGCATAGACAGCAATCTTCATGTCCGAATTATACCATATTGTGCTATTATTATCTGCTTAAAGCAGCAATTTCCTGAGCAGACAATCCAAGGGCTGCCAACTTAGCCTGAGCCGATTCTTTAGCATCTGTGGCTACCTGTGCTGCGGCTTCTTCCTCAGCCTTTTGTACTTCAAAGGCAATTCGGTCTGCTTCCATTTGCGCTATCTCAGCATCGGTCAATTCAATAACTGACTCTACTCCTGTTTCACAATTAATTTCGATTCGTGTTGGTCTTGTCATTTTTTCTCCTTATGATTTTTTGATGCCATATAAATAAAAACTTGAATTTTCTAGAATGGTAGCCGAATATCCTGGTACACAAATTATTGAAGAAACGGCTGTAGTGTCTGACCATAAATGAGTTACTAGAGACATTTGCTGAGATGCTGCAACATTTGTAGGTACAACACCTTCAGAACTTACTGATTTATTATTTGCACTTGCGTAGTTAGCAATGTAAAATTCTGCATTGGCAAATGTATTTGCCAATGCCCCAGAACCAGCAGATGAACCATATTGTTCTAATGGATTTCCAGTTGTAGTAACTGCAATAGTAGTTCCATTTGTATTACTAAATTTGTTTGCATAGTTAGCAGTTGTATTATTAAGTTTTAACCATATTGAATCAGTAACAATTCCAGAACGAATTGTTCTGCTACTAATTTTTAAGATTAAATCAGTATAAGTTGAAGGAATACTGCTAAAACTAACTGATGCTGTACCGCCAACACCAACCGTTGTACTACTAATAAGAGTATAAGTATTAGCCATATTTAAGCCGCCGTAATTCCGTAAAGAGTAAAAGTAGATCCAGCAAGAAATCCACCACCACCTTGAGCAAAACTGATTTGATTAATTACCGCTGTGCTGCGCCAAACGCCGCAACCTAAATAAACAAAACTAGCAGCTTGATTTTGTCTCATTAATAATGACTTATATGTGGTGCTATTAGAATAATTCATAATGTGAATTATTGAATTATCATTTAATGCAAGACTTGAACTTGAATTTCTTCCAATTGCAGTAATATAAGTTTGGCCAGTAAGTCTTGCTGAAGTCTGGGCAGTTGTTGACCATAAATCAGTCTGACTATAATTTGCAGATGTGTCACCATTATAAGTTATTCTTCCAGTAGGTCCAGAAGCCACAATACCACCATTAAAAACTATTATTAAATCTGTATAGGTACTTGGAATACTAGAAAAAGTTACTGTTGTTTGATTTGTCGCTAATGTATTAGTTGCAATTGGTTCATATGTACTACCAGCGGCCATTCTTACCCCTTAATTCCATAAAGCGCAATAGATGAGTATTGTCCCATTGTTTGACTTGGAACGCTTAAAGTTACTGATGTGATGGCTGCGGTTCCATACCAAAGACCTGAACTTTGTTGAACGCGCCAATCGGTTGCTGTTCCTGTTCCGTTACCGTCTTGCCCTGATAAACCACGAATGCTTTTAGTTTTAATAGTGCTTCTGTAATCCAAAATATCAATTATACTTACAAATGGATATAAACTTGATGCGTTGGCGAATCCAAAATATATTGATGAAGTGTTTCCGCTGATACTTGAATTTCTAACAGTTGTGGAGCCATTACTTTGATTTTGGTGACTAGCATAATTTGTTGAAAAATCACCATTAATGTTTATTGCATAATTGTTTTGAGCGCTAACGTTTAACAACATTGTGCGAATTTGTAAATGCTTGTACGTAGTTGGGATTGAACTAAAAGTGACAAATGAAGTTGCGCTTGATAAAGAATAAGTAGCAATAGATTCAAATGAAGTGGTTGATGCAATATTTGTTCTATAAGTTCCAATAGTTCCACCTAAAATACCAGTCATTAAGTTAAACCATTTCCGCTAATTATCCAAGAAGTTGAGGTAATCTTAACTGCAGTAGCCATTCCGAATGGGGCAAGCGTTCTGCTTCCTGTTGTTCCCGACCCAGCAAGCAACAAAGTATCAGTTGTTATAGCAATTGTTACGGTAGCACCTGAACCTGCAATAAAAACTATAGTAGTTCCTATAGGCAATGCTAGACTAGCATTTGAATCAATTGTAATTGTGCGTGTTGCTGTTGAATAAATGTGTTTTCCAGCATCTGTAGCAGCAACCGTAGCGGAACCAGTGGTTGCCGTCACTTGAGGCATTCCCATATAACCAGCATTAGATGTTGCAGTAGTTGTAGTACCTTCTGCTGGTGTAATTGATGGAGAAGTTGCTAAAACAACTGAACCTGAACCAGTCACGGCAGTCCATTGAGTATTGTAATCTGTGCTGTTTATCTTTGATAGTACTTGTCCTGTTGTACCGCCTACTGGTACACCTTGACCTGTAGATCCTGTAGCACCAGTTGCGCCTGTAGCTCCTGTTGCACCATTTGTTCCATTAGTTCCCGTAGGTCCTGTCGCACCAGTGGCACCATTAGTACCATTTGTTCCAGCGGTTCCCGTAGGCCCTGTTGCTCCCGTAGGTCCTGCTACCGTACTATCTGCTCCCGTAGAGCCAGTTGCTCCCGTTGCGCCCGTTGCTCCTGTAAGCCCCGTTGATCCTGTAGGTCCAGTTGCGCCAGTGGCGCCTGTAAGTCCTGTATTTCCTGTGACACCTGTAGCTCCCGTACTTCCTGTGGCTCCAGTGTCGCCTTTAGACCCTGTTGCGCCAGTGCTTCCAGTTGGACCAGTAGGTCCAGGATTACCTTGATTACCAATAACGCCTTGAAGTCCTTGCGATCCAGCAGGTCCAGTATCGCCTTTGGCTCCAGTTGGGCCAGCAACGGTTGACGCTGCACCTGTAGGGCCTGTAGGCCCAGTAGGGCCTGTAGAACCAGTTGGGCCTGTTGGCCCAGTAACTGTACTAGCAGCTCCCGTAGAACCAGTAGAACCTGTTGAACCTGTAGGTCCAGTAGGTCCTGTAGGACCGACAACGGTAGATGCTGCGCCAGTAGAACCAGTAGCGCCAGTGGCACCCGTAGCACCTGTAGCGCCTTGGTATCCAGTAGGTCCTTGTGGACCGACAGGTCCTAGTTCAAGAACTAAATACTGGGTACTTGAAACATCGTAAAGGTTAGTGACAACTGGAATCTCAACGGTAGAAATACTGTCAGGAGTAATTGCCATTACATTGTCACCGATTCTGAGATAACAAATGCACCTTGAAGAATCTTAGTAACGGTGCTATCTGGGGCGGTAAGATTAAGATCATAAATATATGTACCAGCGGCTAGTGCCGCTGTTTGAGAAGCAGTAAGAGTAAGTGTTGTCTTGCCTGCTGCTGGAGTGATGACTGCTCGCCCATTGGCGCTAGACATCTCAACAATAAGAGCAGTGTCGGTAGCTGCACGAACCTGCATACTTGCTGTGTAGCCAGTCATAATAACTGGGGTGCCGCCAATTTTCCATACTGGAGCAAGGGAAAAGGTTGTACCTTTATAGACATTGATGTTATATCTGCCTGGATTTGCCACGTCAATGCTCCTATGAAATAGTGATGTATGGGCCGTAGCCTGCGTTGTATAGAATCTGATACTCAGCTTCGGACAGATAGTATTCATGTCCACCAAGGTAGCAATAGTCTGCTGTTTGGGTATCCTGTACTGCTGGTGTGCGCTGACGCACTACCGATGTTCCAAAGACTAGGAGAGAATCTCCACGATCAATCATGTAACGCCAAAACAAACGACCAAAACCAGCTGGGCCTTCTTTGACTGTAGGTGGTTTTAATAAGTAAGCCATGCGTTACCTTTCGTAAGTTAAGGGTGCTACCCCCCGCCCGAAGGCGGGGAGTAGCCATGCTTCTACTAGGAAGCGTTAATTGATGAAGATGATTCGATACGAACCAATGCTTCTGAACGGTAGCGCTTGAAACCAAGTACGCCGTACCAGCCGATTGGACGGAAACGCATCAACTTGTCAACGATTGGTCCGAAGATTACGTGTGGTTCTTCAGCAACTGCTTCTGCAAGTGCTTGCTTACCAGCAACAAGAGTACGGAAGACGCGAACGCCACCTGTACCATATACGTAACTTGAAGCACCAAATGTTCCTGTTGCGCCTGAAGCGCCAGAACCGTCGGTTGTGTTGAATAGACGTGGAGATTCCACGAACATTGCGCCTTCGTATGTACCGATAGTACCTGGCCAGAACTGGGATGAACCAGTCTCTGAGTACTTATGGTCATCACGCCATCCACCTGAACCTGTCTCAGCACGAAGATCGTGTGAAACTTCAGGGTGGATACCGCACCAGTAGTATTCTCCCTGACGTGGGACAACCTTGTTGGCGCGTAGCTTAGCTACTGCAAGACGGATGTCACGTGACTTGATTACAGAAGTATTCTGAATTAAAGACTGTGATGTTCCGTTTGTGTAACCAGCTGAGTATGTTGAGATGGCTGTACCAGTTGCGCCAGTTTCAGCAATTACGTTTGTACCGAAGTTCAATTCACGTAGTGCTACTGAGTCAAGGCTGTCTGCCATGTTGAATGCGATGATGTCAGCAATTGCTGGATCAACATCTGAGAGTGAGAAAAGTTCCAACTTGCGAGTAGCAAGTGAAGCATTTCCGTATTCGTTCAGAGTAACTGTAATAGGTGTAGTGTTGCCGATGGCTACTGCATCTGGATCAGTTGTCTCTGAAAGAGGGGATGTTACTGCGGTCATGTCGTTGTAAATTTGGAATACAACGGATGAGCCTGGCATTGCCTGCTGTACTGGACGCTTATCAGCAACATCGCGGATAAGTGGAACAGCACGGAGAGCAAATTCTACATAACGATCATAAGCTGTCTGAACTAGGGAAGTACCTAGTGACGAGCCAGAGGTATCTGTATATGCCATTTGTTCACCTTCTTTCTATGAGGGTGTAGTGTGCGGATGGGTTAACGACGAGGACGTCCTGTAGTTTCTCCAAAAATCAATACATCCAGTTCGTCCTTAGTTTTGACGCCAGCAAGCTGAGCGGCAACATCTTGGTTACGAGATGGTGTATTAGCATTATGCGTAGTGGCGTTAATACGCTGTACGTTAATTGCATTTTCTGAGAGCTTAGGATCTTTGTCGGTTTGAGCAGTCTCACTTGCAGTGAAGCCGAATATGTCGGCATTCTCTGATAACCAAGCATCAATCTGCTCAGGCGTACTGATGTCGCCAGGAATAAACTTGGCGACTTTTGACGGTACGCCTTTCTTTTCCAATACATCTGTGACTGAACGACTACGTAAGTCGGATTGGATGCTAGCCAATTGCTCGGCTAGTTCTTTCTTTTCTTTCTCTGCTCGCTTTAACGCTTTGCGGAGATTCGCAGGACCGTCAGCATTCTGCTGATCGAAATCCATGTCGTCTTCATCATCATATTGGTCTGCCATTTGGCACTCCCTTGTTAGTCAATTGATCGCAGGCCGCAAGTAATCCTCAGGGGAAAGGATATTGGCTCCCACTACTGGTCTTCGGTTACGCAACCCCAACGCCAGTCGATAGGGGTAGGTCTATTGGTTAGAGAACGCCTTGGCTCTCTGTGTAGAGACTGCCCTTGCCAGCTCCTGCTGAGCCGCTAAAGGCGTTTACTTCTTGTCCTTGTAGTCTCTGATTGTTTGCTGCTGCTAAGCCAGCATTAGGTCCACCAAATATATCTGCCATTAAGGCTGCGCCTTGATCTGCGGCAGATGATGGTTGATACATAGCGGCAAGTCTTTGTTGTTCTGGAAGCATCTGGGCAATAGTCTTAAAGCCCTTGGCTGCTTCTGCTTGACTGATGTTTGATGCGCCATATAGCATCGCAGTAGCATTGTTAACTGCTAGTCCTTGACGTTGTGCTTCAGCACCAAACTGAACTGCCTGTGCTTGCTTCTGAAGGATAGGTAGCGCAGCAGTTGGATCAAGTACGTGAGCAATCATGTCGCCAGTGCTAAGGCCGTATTGCTGTTGCAACGACTGGCGATAGAATGGATCTGAATCTGAAATTGCTTGAGCTGCTAGATCAACACGAGTTTTTACTTCAGTTGGGCTAACGTCGGCAGCAATAAACTTAGTAAAATCATCTTGGCTATCGTAAAATCCCTTTGGCAATCCAGCAGCTGACATGATCTGACGGTATGAGCGCTCAGTTGCAATGTATTCTGCTGGGCTAAGTGGTGCCATGCCATTTTTAATGCGAGTAGCATTACCAGCAAAGCGTGTCTGGAAAGCAACAGCCAGTGGGTTAGTGCTAGTTGGATCCTGAGCAATCAGCGAAATAGTATCTGCTGAGTAACCTTGGATAACCATATCTGTAATTGCTTTGCCAATTTCTCCACCCAAACCGTAGGCGTTAAACATGGCAATAAGATTTGCAATTGAATTTTGTTGCGTTGCTGTAGGTCCTGTTGGCCCAGTAGCACCAGTAGGTGCTGCGGTACCAGTAGGGCCTGTTGGCGCTGCTGTTCCAGTTGGTCCTGTAACTCCTGCGGTACCAGTAGGAGAAGGTGTAATAGTTATGCCTGGGCCAGAACCAGTCACTGAACCAACACTGGTTCCTGGACCAACGACTCCTAAGCCAGCATTTGTATCTAAATTACTAATTGCTGCTGTTGCTTCTGGGCTAAGCACTGCTTGGTTTTTTTCCGTAAGCGCATCAATAGATTCTTGAGTGCTAGCAACTTCTGCTTGTGCCTCAGATTGCAATTGCTTAGCAGCAAGAACATCTGGATCAGTTTCAGCGGCTGTCTTGGCAGACTTTGCAATTAAATTATCGTATGCCGCAATGGCAGCATCTAAAATTGCTTTAGCATTTTTGGCATCTGGGCCGTTACCTGGGTTTTGCAGTACTGCTTTTTGCGCAGCAATAACTGCTTGCTTCGCTTTTTGTCGTGCAGCTGTGCCACCATCTACTGCTTGAATAGCCATTAGTATGTCATCCCCAAACTGGTAAGGACAGAGTGAGCAACGCTGTCAAGGCTCTCGCGTGAATTCTTTGTAAAGCCCCATTCAGGAGATTTCTTTGCATCAATCTCTGATTGCCAGCTAGACTTTAGAATTTGCTTACTAGGATCTTTTGCATCTTGGGCAAACACCATGCCAGCATATTTAGGATTAGT